AATATTTAAAAATTTGAAAATAATATTATATGTTAATAAGATGGAAATACAAGATTATTCAGATTATCTTGTTTATGAGGATGGGAGAGTGTATAATAAAAAATATAATAGATTTTTGAAAATTCAAAAACATAATGCAGGTTATTATTATGTAACTTTATCGAAAAATAATGAAAAGAAAGCATTTCTAATTCATCGATTAGTAGGATTACATTATCTTCCATTAGTCGAAGGAAAAAATTACATAGATCATATAGATGGAGATAAATTAAATAATAATCTAAATAATCTTAGATGGGTTACAAATATAGAAAATTCAAATAATTATCAAAAAATTCATAAGGATAATACCTTAGGGTTTAAAAATATTTCACCGTATAGAAATGGATTTATATTTGAAAAAACTATATACGGAAAAAGATATCGAAAATATCATAAAAATTTAAATGAGCTTCATTGGTATAAATTCGTATTTTTAATGATAAAAAAAAATATAATAAATAATAAATGTTAAATTATATTTATCAACTTTATGATTATTATAAAACAATAGGAAATCGATTCATTGAGCAAGAGTTTATTGACCATTATTTAGTGTTTAGCTGTTAATCAAAAGTAATCACGAAAGGTTTTCCTTCCGGGCAACCTCTTATATATGGATGATTTCTCCGATTTAATAATAATTTTTTTTGATTTTCTATCTGTAATTTTTGCCTATTTGATATTTTTATTTCGATTTTAGGCTTAACACGTGAATCCAAATTTAATTTTTCGATAGCTTTCCTAACCGAGCTTATATCCCCGAATTGTGCGATATAGATTGCGCTTTGTATAAGATGGTCAAAATCAAGGAAATGTGGTCGAACTTCATAATACCCTTCCCGGCAGTAGATTGTGATTAACTTCGCAATTGTTATAACCTTCTTTTTCTCACGAACAGAAAGATTTAGATTTTCACAAGGGCCTTCAAGATATTCTAATAATTCTTTTTTATTATGAACATTAAAATATTCACGTTCAGGTAATATTTCTTTTAATTTATTAATTTCACTCCAAATTTTTTTTTGTAATGTCGGCTTACTGATAGAATATAAATTATGAATTTTTAATTCAAATATATGACATATTAAAATTAAATCATCTTTCGAATGAGTATAATGGATCATATATTATAAAAAATAAATTAATTTTTTTATTTTACACCTTTAAATTTCCAAAGATATTCCTTGACCGCTAACAACAATACGTCTTATATGGCCGCAAAAGCAATGCCACAATTTATCTTTTGAAGGAGCTGTACTTTCGAGATATTCGACTTGTAAATTGAAATCTTTTCCGCGGGAATCATAAATTCCGTTTCCGAGCGTAAATGCTCTTCCGATAAAAAAGTTCTCTTGCCATTTTTCAAACGATAAGGCATCTATCCCACAAACATGAAGAGCCTTTTCTTGTTCAATAAAAACTTGCTGATTGATTGCCTGATTTACACCGTTTGCACTCTGTCGGGAAAGAGGAACTTTTCTATTAGGATTTAATTGCCCATCATATACGAACTGATATTCACTCGCGTGGTCTGCTATTCCTACAAGACCACTTCTCGTGCTATTCTGAACACCACCACCACCATCACCACTATCAGACTTAATAGAATTTATTTGATATGTGGCATCACATGCAAGAGCCTGTTTATTCGTATAGACTGTCGCATCTGTTGGAATACATAAAACTCCTTTACATCTAGAATTCATAAGAGGGAGACGTATATTAACTACGCGATCAGAACTCTGCTGAGAATATTTATAATTTGTAAATGATAAGAAATCATAATTCATGACACCACCAGATTGTAAAGATGACATTAATTTACTTGTATATCCGTCAGGCATTGTTACTTGCTGAACAATTAACTCGACATTATTTATCGTAGCAGTTGGAATATATGTAGCAGCATCAAGAACACTTCTTGAATAGAGGGCAACATCTGCCCTCGCTGCAATAGTCTGAGCATTTGCATTTAATCTCTCAGCAAAATGTAATTTTACTAATCCATTATCAGCACCAGTGCCACCATCTCCAACAGTTGCGCTTGCTACTTGTTCAATAGCAGTAATTGTAAATTCAGCATCAGCTCCATAATCAAGACCAGTTCCAGATGAAAAATCAAAGAATGAAACCTTCTCCCCCACCACAAATGGACATGTACCAACAGATACAACACCATTTGCTCTTTGTAAATAAATAGAAGAAGCACTTGCATTTTGAGCCCAGCCAGTAGCACCACTATTACTTCCATTCAAAGAATGGAAAAGAGGATTATGTGTTAATCTTCTATCTTTTAACACGGTTTCTAAACATCTTACAGATTTTGCTGCGTCCTCTAAAATTATTTCGATACGAAGACCATCGGTCATCATCAAAGGAAAGATTTTATCATTTTGGAAAATTCCTGTTGGAAGCTTAATTAATCCTTTAACAGTTTGATAATCAGCATTCTTAAATGTAGTGCTCTGGGAAACATTAACTGCTGTCTCATCCTTTGGATAATAAGAATTCGATGTAATGTTATTCATATTAGTATCAGTGCAGCCACGAGTACAACGTGTATCAACAGCTCGATACTGTGTGCCTTCTGTCAAAGCCCTCTTCGCTTTGATATTGTCATTAGAATTATAATCATATCTTAATGCAGTAAGAACATTTGCATTCTGAATTTCTTCCAATAAAACATTTGACGCCCCACCGGAACTAATCCTAATATCCCGTATTAAAACGTTAATTCCGATGTCACCATCTAATTGAAGACGTGTCATCGCACCAGCAGAATCGGAAGGACATTGTACTTTCACATCCATTCTTAAATATGTTTCTGATGGCATCATGAAACCTGTGCTTGCAGGTATCACAAAGTTAATCTTTTGACCTAATGAATATTCTAATCCATTCTCGGCTTGAATTGATATTTTCTTTTGACCAACTGGTATTAAATCTCTTGCTTCCCAAAAACTCATTTTTATATATTTAATATAAAAAAATTTAAAAATAAAAATTACAAAATTTAAAGAAAAATTAAAATGTAGCATAAGAAGTATTTGCTTGTAAATGATTATTTTGTGAAGCAACTTGTCCCAACGCTTGGAATGTAGGTGCAACCTTTGTCTGTAATGGTGCGAGTTCTTGTGTCTCATTATTAGGATCGGTTACTGTTGCCTTCTTAACATCTTCTTCGTGTTCTCCAATTGTTGAAGCAATTGTTCCTGCAAGTGATAATAAACCTCCTGTTGCTTCGATCAAAGGATTAACTGTTCCAACAACATCGAACACAGTTCCAAGAGCCGTTAATCTATCTCCCCAATCTTCTGCACTATTGGCTTCTTGGAATTTTCCTCCTTGTTTGAAATAATCATAAATATCAAGCCCTCCCATTACATTTGCTCCAATCTTTGTTGCTGTCTTAACACCTGCACTTTCAGAAAATTCTTTTAATGATTGATAAAGATTTCCACCACCCTCTGGTGCAGTAGGCGTGGGAACAGGTGGTTTATCTGCTCCTGTTTCAGTTACTGATGGAGCTAGTGGTCCTTTCGGCTCACCAGCAGCAGCAGGAGCAAGAGGTCCTTTCGGTTCAGCAGCAGGAGCAGGAGCAGCAGCAGGAGTAGGAGCAGGAGCAGGAGCAGTAGGAGCTGGTGCTGGTTCAGGAGCAAGTGTTGGTGCTGGTGTTGGTCTTGAAGGCGGTGCTCCTCTTCCAGTTACAGGTGGTTGTCCAGCAGGAGGAGGAGGAGGAGCTCCAACAGGTGGTAGTAATCTTTGATTTCTTGCTTCCAATAATTGTGCTGAATTCATCCGTGCTTCCTTGGGAACTTTGGATGGGTCTATGGTATTATTAATTTGTGCTTCTCTGAAATCAGACCTTTGTAAATCTGTTAATGGTTGTTCTGTCCCAGTAGTCCCAGCACTTGTATCAGCAACAGATACTTGTGTTGGTTGTGGGGGTGCTCTTGGGTCAGGAGCAGCTTCACCAACAGCACTGGGTTGCCCAGCAGGACGACTTGGTATTTTTCCTTCTGCTTGCTGTTGTCTTAAATCAGAAAGTGATGTGGCTCCTAATTGTTGTAATTGTTCAGAACTAGGCTGATTTAAATATACACGGTCTTGAACAAATCCTGAATCACTATCTATTACTCGATGTAATTGTGAATTTGGATTATTTTTCTTAAATTGACTAGCATCGAACAAATCTAATTTATTAGAAAAGACATCTGGGTCATTAACCTCCGGATTTAAAAATGAATTTCCTACATGGTCTAAATGTCTGTATTGATTTCCAAAATTATCTTCTTGAACCAATTGACTTCCTCGTGCTCTGTTTAATTTAAAATCAATTTCATTTCCACGAACAGATGGTGGTTGTCTTTGAGCTACTGGTCTAGCTCGTTCCAATTGCTGTTGTATCTGTTGTTGTCTTTGTGCAACTAAACCACCTTCGGGTGCGCGAGTAATATTTAATGTACGACTTTCTAAATCATTCGCAGCAGGAACTGGGTTTTCATCAGGTTTAACAGGTGCTCCTTGACCATCACCGGCATCTGCTCCTGCTACATTTGTATTTAATACTCTTGATACACGGGGGTCAGCAGCAACTTCAGCACCTGATGGAATAAGTCCTCCAAGCGGTGGCACGGCATCAGCAAGTTGTCCTATATTTTTTACAGCACTTTGATAGACAGTATCTCGTGCAGCTGCTAATGCACCACTAACATCTGTGGCTTGGGACATAGCATCTTTAACATCTCCACCTAATGCAAGAATTCCATGACCAAGTTTTCCCCCATCATCGAGGACTTTACGAGCTTTATCAAGACCTTTTCCAGGAAGACCACCAATTGCATAAAAAACAGGATTTGCTTCACGTCCTCTTTCAAATTGTTTTGCCATAAATTCTCCCATCGTATCACTTTCTTGAAAATCCTTGAATGCATTTTTAAAATGTGTTGAAGAAAAACCGGTCATAATTGCACTCCCTAAATCCTCGGCTCCATACAAATAATCATCTTGCGTCTCTTGACTATCATCCTTATCTAATCTATCTTGATAATAATTGATAATATCATCTCTTGCTTGATTAATTTGTTCATTATATAATTGAGTTTGTTGCGTCATCATATTACCTTGCGATAATGCAGCATTAATATTGTATAAGTCCATTTTATTTTAATTCAATATTTTTATTTTTTTCTTCAAATAAATCAAATTTTATACCTTTTAAGGGAACCATAGCCTTTTCACCTACAGCAATCACTTCATCAAAATTTTTATACATAATTGGAGGGTTGGATTGAAGGTCAAGGTGAATAAAATTATATCTATCCGGTGTAGCATATTGATATAATTTTAAAAATTGGTCTGCTCCCCCAAATAAATCACCATACTCTTCACTCACTTTACCTAATTCCTTTCTGTTTGGAAATGGAGAACCAACGATTACATTCGTGGCGTTCTGTCTAATGATAGGTGAAACAGCCCTGAAATTTTGTGATGAAAAAATTAATAATCTTATACCATAATGACGAAATCGCGATGCAAGATGATTGACCATGGCCTCCCTTTTAATTGACCCGAGACAATCATCGATTACGATACAACACTGTGGCTGGTCTTCTTTATCAAATTTCTTTTGATAATCAATAATATCCTTAACAGTTTTATCATCATAACTATCATATACGTCAAATGCTTCTCGTAAGAAACGTGATGTAATATCATTTGCTATTGTGTTTGAAATAACATAAGTATCATCAAAATTAGTTTGCGCATCATAAAAATCTGTATTTAATAGGAGGTTACTTATGATTGTGGACTTGCCACATTTGATCGGGGCAATAAGGAGAAGACAAGCACCACCTCCATAGCCACTTATCTTAGGTAAATGAGGATGTATATTTTCAAATCGTTTATCTTGTTCAGTTGGATCTTTGACTGGAATAATCTTTGGTCCTTCCATATTTATATTATTAGATATTATTTTTTGAAATATAATCCTTATGTTTCTTTGTTTTGAAATGTCTTGATTTTGAACAATATGTATATTTACCACCACACTCACATTGAATTTTTTGTTTTAATTTTTTTTCATTTTTCTTTTGATATTCAGATTGTCGTAATAAAATTTTTTGTTTATATTTTTGATATTTTAATCTTCCCCTTTCTCTTTCATCTTCTATTGTCTTATAACTTCTTTGAAGATTAATACAATCAAATTGTTCCATCCATTCTTGTTCTCTTTGTTCTAATTCTCTCTTACACATACAAGGGTACAGTTCCAATAAAATAATTTCATAATCTCCATTATCAATTATTCTTTTTGATATACATTTACTCTGTTTGCAACAATGTTCCCATAATCTTTCTTTTAATGTATTAATTGTTGAACCAATATAAATTAAATCTTCTTTCTTACAAACCAGTTTATATATTTTACCATTAAGATATTTGTAATCTATTTGTGATTCCATTTTTTACACAAATAAAATTATTGATAAAATTTTAAATAAAAATCAAATTTATTAACATATATGTCAATGAAAGAATTTACAATCACTGAATTATCAGGATTAATAACAGTATCGGCTGGGGCAATCGCAACGATATTATTTGCTCTTCAAAAATCTAGATGTACGCATATTCGATGTTGTGGGATACAATGTATAAGAGATACAAAAAATCAAAATAAAGAAAATGAAAATGAACAACCAATTGATAATAATCCTTAATTATTTTTTTAAAATCATTTGATATTCATGAATTAATGGTTTATAATTATTTTCTTGTAAATATGGAATTGAATATTTCCCTTTACCAATAGAACCTTCGGGACAATCATCAATAAATATAATTCCATCATCATTCATTAATTCATTTTCAATTACTATTTTGGCATCTTGTAAATGAACTTGACATGCTTCTTCACCACTTTCAAGATGATCCATATATAATAAATCGATTTTACCTTTAAAATTATTCAAAAAATCTGATGATTTCATTTGTAAAATTTTTACATGATTATTATTACCAATCATAGTTTTAACAACGTGAATTGCATTCGGATTTGGGTCAATTGTGTAAATAATAAAATTTTTTCCTTGTAAATTATCAACAAATAATTTTGTGAAACATCCATCACTCCAAGCCCACTTTTCAGGATTATATGGAAACCAATCATTTAAATCGGATGATATACCCCAACTCTTGAAACTTCTTGTTGTTCCAAGCTCAACAATTATAAGATTATTTTTATCTTTGATACAATCCCAAGCTTTTTTGAAAGTATTTTTTCTTTGATATAAATATTTTTCATATTTCATTTTATTTAAATCTTTTATTTTTATTCTTAATTTTTTTCTTACAAATTATATAGCCATCGTGATCCAAATCATTATCAATATTTTTTGTTTTAATTAATGTTAAGATTGAAAATAAAAATGCAGCATGTTCATCTTCTGTGGTTTTTTTTTTATTAATAAATCTTTTTTCATAAAATATTTCAGAATTAAATTTTGATTGAAAAATTATTTCATCTAATTTTTTTCCATTTTTCATTTCTGATATGATAAATTGATTTGTATATTTTTCTAAACCTTTTTCAATTTCCCAAGGTTTTAAATCTTCTGTTATTGGAATAGATGATAATATTTGTCCATTATAAAAGAATGGAACAGTTCCATATTTTCCTGATATTGTTTTCATCCAAAAAGTATTAATTTTTTTTTTCTAAATTTTATTTCTAAATAATTTTTAAATAAAATGTCTTCACGTCAGAATCTAAATATTTCACCAATTAATCAGACTGCTGACCGTCTCCAATCGTATAAATCAGGAAATCCTGTTATTCAATTTATTGTTGGTTCTCAAAATCGAGTTTTACTGGGTAATTCTGTTCGATTTGCTGGACAACTTCAAATTTTTACAAATGCGAATGAAGGAGTTCCTTCTGGGGGTACATTAAGAATGGATGAAGCCCTCGGAGCCTACTCGATTATTGACCAAATTGTCATTAAATCCCAGTCAGGTCAAATAATCGAACAAATAAGACATTATGGAAGGATGATGGCCTCCTATTTGCCAGTTACTTCATCATTAAATGATGGTCTGGGGCATTTAAATGAAACAACCCTTACAACTCCTGCTTATCAAGCACATAAGAATGGTGTTGTTGATATTCCATCTATGAAAAACACAGGAAATGCATTTTGTATCCCATTAGTGTGTGGGTTGTTTAACGGACAAAATCCAATTCCCCTTCAAATGGGTCTCGTTATTGAGGTTCATCTCGCACCTGATAGTAATGTATTATTTTCCTCGGATGGTACTACATCCATAAGTGACGCAAGATATCGTGTCAAAAATGCTGAACTCATAGCAGAGGTTGTTACTCCTGAACAGCCACTTCCCCCCACATCCACTTTTGAATATAATTCTATTTCCACTTTCTTTACAACATTTAACTCTGCAAATGCAGTTGTTAATTTCAATCTTGGATTATCAAGAGTTCTTGGTGTTTTTGGAAATATAATTACTGCATCAAAGATTAATAATACTTTGGAAAATGGATTATCATGTAATTTCCCTGTTAATTCTGATAGTGCCCAATCAAAAGCGAACATTCGTCAGTTATTCTTTACTCGCGGAGGTGAAAGATTTCCTTTGGAATATAACATTGATACATTACAGAAAGATAATTCTGATAATACTTCTGCCGATCCTCAAATTATTAGAAATTATTTGAATGCGATTAAACAGTTTTCAAAAATAGAAAGAACTTCGATTAATCCATTAAATACAAGATACACGAGTGGAAAACCTGCTGATGTAAATGTTAAGGTTGATGGAGGAAGTGTTGCTGGATTAGGAGTTGCATATGATGTCATATCGGGTCAGGGTATTAATTTTCAGGGTGTTAATTTTGGGTTGAATATGGATTGCGATCTCACCACCGATAACCCACAAGCTCTCTATTTATTTGTCCACTCTAAAAACACCTTGGTAATTGATGGAATGCAGGTTCAGGTTATGAGATAAAATTAAGTATTAGAAACGTGTTAATTTTTTTTTTTATTTTTTTTTATTTTTAGATATTAAAGATAATTAATGTCCCAAGTAAATTCAGCTCCGATGATGCAAGGACCTCCCCCAAGCACTAATGTCCCTGACCTTGTGAGAATTGGTATGATTCCCACAAATCAGTTTATAAATATAGAAACAGATGTGTTAGACCCGGTCATTCATAGTGATACATTCTGTCGATTTCAGTTTCAGAACAAAGGTATTCTTCATAGTCATTCTAAAATTGTTTTACGAATGGCAACTGATGCTAATGAGGCATTTTTTCCATTAAATATTGGTGTTCATTCATTAATTCAGAGATGTGCTTTACGCGTTGGTACAAAAACAATTTGTGAAATTGATGATTTCAATCATTATGTTGGTTATAAATCAATGTTTTTATCGAATGAAAATCAAAAATATCGAGAACAGTATGTGAGTGGTCGAATGATTGCTCATAAACCGTATTATAATGATGGTGTGGCTAATGGTTCAGGAAGTTCTCAGACCGAAGCACCAAAAGTTGGAATAGATATTGGTGTTGCTCCGAAAGCAACTGCCTCCCAAGTTATGGAAACTGTTGGTAATGTTTCATTAAGAACATTTCAAAAAGTCAATTCTGCTTATGGTCAGGAATTCCAAGTGGCTTTAAGCGACCTATTTCCTTTCCTTTACACGAACCAGCTTCCTTTATATATGATGAGAGAACCTGTAACTGTTGAATTAACATTTTCTCCGGCACTTCGTGAAAGATTAGTTGCTCCTAGTAATTTAGGAGATAGTTACACTATTGACACTACTGCTACACAGCTTATTGCTGATTATCAGTACTTCCCTAATGAACTTATGCAGCAATATGCAGTTCAAAATAATGATTTATCTATGACATATATGGATTACAGATTATCAAAAAGAACTATTACAATCACATCGGCATCCGGAGCTAATGCTGCAAGTGGTGAAAAGATAATTAATGTTGGTGGTGCAGGACGTATCGCAACGAAAGTTATTACTATGTTGTCTCGTCAAAATCAAAAGGATAATGCACTTCTTAATAATTATCATGCTTTTGGATGCGATCGTACTTATGGGACATCATCAAGTGTCGATACTAACGGAACACTAACATCTAATTTGAAATATAATGATAATTTGTTATATCCTGTTGATATTACGAATCCAGCTGTTCAATTTCATAATGTTGTTCAAAGTGAGGGTATGGTTCCTTTTGTTACTCGTGAGGAATATTCTTTCCAAGGAGACACCACGACAGCTGTATCGGTTGAAGCAATAGCACAAAATGATAATACTCATGGAGACACGGCCACAGCTCAGCAAGGTCTTGTTAATCAGTTCTTCTATCAAGCTTACAAATTAAATAGAAATGAAAGAACTAATCAAAGAGGAATTGAGATTATTGTTAATTATAATCCTCTCAAAAATTTAGGAGACGGAGCCACTGACAATTATACATTAAGATCGTATGTAGAATTGGTTAAGGTGGCAAGATTAAATAATGGTCTTCTCGAATCTTTCTACGCCTAGTCAAATTAAATATAATATTTTTTTTTATCAATAAATATATAATGAATACTTATGTCGATACAACTCTTGTAGAATGTAATAGAAAATCTAGTCCTCAATATTTAGGTGGAAATAATGCAAATCCTCACATTTGGCAGAATAAATGTGGAGATGGAATAACATTAAATATTGGTGATAAAATTTCTGTACATTCTTCATATATATCTGAAATTGGAAATGAATCAGCAACAATTGAATTTTTAGGAAAATCTTATGATTACATTCATAATGCTTCAAATGTGACATATGTAAAAACAACAAATGACGAACAATTTGGGAATGTTTTATATGAGTTTTCTGCATCAGATGTTGAAATTCCTTTGAAAGATAATGAAATGACATTAACTCATTCGTATTATAAGACAACAAATGCGGATAGTTATTATTTCTCACTTCCAAGAGGTGGAACTTGGAATGATAATTATAATTATATAGATGGAGCAAAAATATGGCTTGAAACGAATACAAAACTAAATGGTTCATTACTCCAAGCAACAACAACATATTATCAGCCTGATTATAATACAATTTATTATTACGCTAATTCAAATGGGGAACGAATAGTAAATGGAAGTGCCTCGCCACCTGATGCTAAACGATTTGAAGTTGTAAATGATGGTTCAAGATATACTTTGTTCGTTCAGAAGAACATTTATAATTATGTGAATGCGTCTTTTGGATTAGACCAAAGGAGAGACCCGGCATTATATGATTATATATGGTATAAGAAAACTAACACTTATCAATTACCAATTGGATTTAATTCTCCTGCAAATATAGGTTCGATATTAACAACTAAATTAAGTGAAGTCGTTGAAATTGAGAATCAAACATTATATGACGAAAGTGCTTCATTAACAAATGCTCCTGATAAGCAATGGCGTATCGCCTTAAAAGCAAAAACAAAAACTAATGAAACATTTCCCTGTGCTACGGGCTGGGGAACTGGTTCTTATGTATCTGCTAATTTTCATAGTTATAATGATGGACTAGTTAATGTTACGTCGACCTACACAGGCGATCCAAGTGGTGTTAATGGATTACAAGTTACTGAGGCAAGTTTTAATGCTGTTCGTTTTGGAATGAAATTAACAAATGACCGTCCAAATTTATCTGCAAGTTTTGTTGGTGCTATCATAATTGGAAAACACGCATTTCCTGGTATTGACCCTGGCGATCCAACTATATATAGAATTTATTTTGATAGAACAATTGACCAATCAGATAATGCCAACGACCATGTTTATAAATTTGAAAGAACAGAATTGTATTATCAATATCAGTCCTCTTATTCAACGATTGGAGTAAAAAGACCTGAATTATTCGAATATGGAAGAAAAATTAATATTGATACAACAAATGCAATCGATGGAAGTATGATCGTCTATGCTGGTGCTGGTGCTTCTGGAACAAATCACGGAACATATTATCATCCAATTTCAAGTGCGAGTAATGCTAATCCTAATGTATTAACAACAAATTGGGCATGGACTGATGATAATTTAACATTGTTAAAAGATTATTTTTCCCAACAAAAATTATATCCTGAAATATTTAGATATGTGGATATGTCACCTGTACAACAGTCTTTTATTTCTGGTTCATTAACAGACCAAGAAAAACAAGATAATATTAATATTTCAAAAACACGATTTTTACATATGAATGATGAGAATTTATATACAACTCTTGCATATCATTTGACTGGTGGTGCTATTGGTACAAATTCCATGATTGTGACTGGTTCATTTTCATCAGATAATTTAAAAAAAGGAATGTTTTTGACAGGAAATGCTAGTGGTCTTACAACAGGAACAATTATAACAAATGTATCTGGATTATCTGCAAGTCTTGCTACACTAACGTTGAGCAACAATTTTACATCAACCGCATCTGGGGCATATGTTTTCACTCAAAGAAAATTAGGAAATGATTATTATAATAATGCTAGTGGAACTAATGGTGAGGAGATTGTTGCATCAGATGTTACATTAGATGCTCCTGCATTATTTTTTGATTTTAATCCTGAACGTGAGAATGAAAATAATGGATTTGGAACTCGTTATGATGATTTGAGATATGGATTTGGTGTTCGAATTAAATATAACTCATCATATTATATTGGATTTAGATTTGATACAAATGTTGGTGGAATGTCAAAGGAGTGGTTTAATGCTTCTGGGATAATGAATAACACAGTAACATTAAAATCAATTGGATTCGATTCCCATTTTAGTTCATATGGAAATGCATTTATTAATTTATCAAATGGAATTGCCGGAGCATTTGGTTCTATTTATAATGGTTCAGCGACTAGTATTGGTTCAACACAACCAGAATATTTTCAAACATATCTTGAAAGGACTACTCGCGAAGGTTATGATAATGCGAGTAATTCAACAATTCCAATAGAACCTACACAATTTAGATTAACAAAGGCTATGAATGAAATTTACATTGGAGCGAATAATCCAATATTAGAATTCGATGGTATTACATCTCGATTTCAATTTAGATTATTACATACACCTGAAACAATCCAACAGCCAACAGGATTAAACGTTCAATCGGCTGCAGTAGGAGTTAATGTTTATAAATTAAATAAGGTTATTAATCAAAATAATTATTCTCCAAGTTTTACTCCGTATAGTTATAATTTTGTTGGTAGTGAGATTTTATTAGACCCAAATATTGCTCCCTATTCAATCATGGATGCACATTCTGGAATTTTTATTGAAGATTTCGGGGTTGATGAAGATAATTGGAAAAATAGTGTTTGGGAACTTCTTGGATTTACTTATGAACAATTACATAAAACATTTGATACGCGTTTAGATCGTATTACATCTGCTGGTTTAAGGTCAAGTGTAGCAACAACAAATGCATTACTTGAAAGTTCTCAGTTGGCTCAATATAGAAGAGATAAAAGTAAACTTGTAATTTTTGACCCTGTCGGAAATAATTATCCTTTATACAAGGTGACTCAGGCTGATTTCTATGCAGAAGACACTGTTAATAAATTTTATATTAATCCAGATTATAGTGCTCTTGGTGGTTTAAATGTATTTAGTGAAATATCACAAAATTGCTCCTCCACAACTATTCGAGCCGAAAATTTACCCAGAAAAATGATTACACCATTTTATACGATTCGAAGTGATTTATTATCAAGTGGTTATATTGGAGGAAGAGAAGGAAATTCTTCATTGCCAATTATTGCAATTTGCTCAAAAGATAATGGATACGGAGATTATTACACCGGAGCTGATGGTGAGCAATTCACAAATACAATTCCAAGAACAATTCAAAATATCACAACAACAATCACAAATCCCGATGGAAGTCCAGCGAGGGTTGATGATGGTTCCTGTGTGATATATAGAATTCAAAGAAGTGTCCAAGATAATTCACAATTATACCAACAAATTCTTATGCAACAGCAGCAGCAGCAACAAAAAAAATAATGTTATAAAAATATTAAAAATTTATTTCATAATATCAGCATGTGCCTTCTTGACTGACATCCCCTTCCTCATTCGTGCCATAAGACGCATGCGATGACTTCTCTGTTCAGATAATGACATCCCACCTTTCTTCATTTTTTGCATGTGATTGTTTAAATCTAATTTTTGCTGGTCTGTCATCTTAACACCCTCTCGTTTTTTCTTTTCAGGTTTTTCGGTTTCTTTTGGAACAGGAGATGTAGATTCTGATTTATTGGACATTTATTAAAATAAATATTTTTTTTAATAAATAAAAACTTATTTTCTAAATTGCTTCAAATCTTCTAAAAATTTAATGACATTTTCAAGATTTAGATCCTTTTCAACATATTGAATTTCCTTTTCTTTTTCTCTCTTGCATTTTTCTAATATTAAATCAACAATCCACCACATATTTTAATAATTTCATAGAAAAAATATATGAAATCATAACAAATGGAAGAAAGTGAAGAAGAAGAAGATAAAATTAAAAAATTACAAATAGAAAATAAGGAGTTAAGTAAAAAATTCGTTAATTTAAATCAAAAATATAATGAATGTTTAGACCAAATTAACACTTTGTTAAATATAATTAAATTAAGAGATAAAGAATTATCATTAATTAAGAATTATTAATCATTAAAAATACGAATTTATACCATAATATTTCATTTAAATTTTTGTGAAATTTTTGATATCTTTTTCCGAATATATTTTTACGAAATTGAAATCCATTTTGATACGGTGAAATATTTTTTAAACCTGATGTATTATCTTTTCTTAATTTTTTATAATTATTTAAATTTTCCTGTTGTGTAGTCCATCGGAGATTATTTACATGATTATTTAATTTATCTCCATCTATATGATCTATACAATCTTTTCCTTCAACTAATGGAAGATAATGTAATCCCACTAATCTGTGATTTTTAAATGATTTCGGTTTTCCATTTTGATGTAAAATTACAAGATAATAACCATCGCTATTTTTTCCAGGTTTCAAGAATTTATTTCTTTTTTTAGAAAATACACGACCATCATCATAAACAAGATAATTAGGATAATCTTGTATTTCCATTTAACATAAATATATCAATTAATCAAATTTTAAATATTTTTTTCCATAAATTGATTGCTGAGTGACGAACGAGTGTCCGCGGGAATTCGAGAACTCCTCCAATTTCTCCTTGAAAAATTTAATCCTTTCACTATCTTCATCGTCTAAAGCATTTTTATATTTTTCCGTAAGATCATGAATTAATATCTTATAAATCATTGTTGAAGATATATTTTTTCCGAGATGTTTGTTAGAATATTTAATCATTAATTGAGATAATGTATTATTATTCATATCTTGACCAGAGGATAATTTAAACAAAGGACCATCGCTTCCATTCATTTTTCTTTGAATATCAAGACATCTAATTAATGTGCGATCCTTAATCTCAGCACGTTTAATCCCGTAGATTTGATATGTTTTATAATCTGCGATATGTAGAAAATATTTCTTCGGTCTCCCCTTAAAAACAATATAGTTCTTATGCCATTCCATACTATTTTCCTGTATTTTTTCAAACTTTTTCATAGGAATCATGTGAAGTGTTGAATATTCATTCCGACTTGGATGATTAACTAACAAATGTAATATTAATCTTAAATTCAAATAATCGATCGCAGGGAAATCTAATTTATTTTCATAACCATGTTTAATTATAATATTATTAATTAATTCCATATATCCTAATAATTGATTCGAATTGATGTAATTTTCCTTTTGATTATCTAAAAATATTCCTTTTGCTTGGTTATTTTTGTAGATGTCCAAAGTAATACTATGTTCTTTCTGTAGTTTGTCTATCAAATCTAGATTTCCGGATTTCATTAAATGATATTCGATTAATGCTGTAAGGTTATTTGACCTCGTAGTAGCTTTATAGGATGATAAATAGTCCATTATCGAGTCGAAATCATCGATATTTACGCCACTTTTTATTAATTTATTTATCCTTTGTGCATATTGTTTATTCGTGGAGATAGACCTGTTAGGCTTGTATTTTACAAAATCATCGATTAATTCTTCCATCTTCTAAAAATTAATTATATAATTTAATGTAGAAATTAATTTTAAATATTATGAAATTAATTCTGTGTAAAAGGAAACGTCATTTGTGTAACAAAAAAGGCCATTTGTGTAAGGACATTAAAGGAAAAAGTAATCGAACATAAAGGAAATAGTAATTCAATTAAAGGAAAATGTAAGCGATTAAATGAAATAACCCAAAAAACATAAAATATTGAAATTTGTAAATTCTATAATAAAAAAAAAAAAAATTATAAATCATAAATTATAAAATATGTATTTCATAAATTAAAATATATTTTTTTTTTATAGAATTGTTTTGAGAAACTATATTTTTTTCAATTTTTTTGTAAAGGAAAAACAAAGGGAAACAAAAGGAAATTAAAGGGAACAAAAGGAAAATTAAAGGAAAATTGATTACTCATTCCCTTTATAGCGATTACACAAATGGCCATTTTTCTTACTCATTTCAAAATTTTCCTTTTAGTTCCCTTTAATGAAATAACCCATTTTCAAAATTTTATTCAATTTTCCTTTTGTTGAAAAACTCAATTTTTCATTTTTAGGGGGATGGGGGTGGCCATGCAATTTATATGTCCCCCTTTAACTCAAATTATTTAAAAATATCTCAATAATAGGTTATTAATGAATAGTAGTGTGAAGAATGTTGATATGTTTGATGCTGACGAATGGAACTTTGTATTGAATAAAATACTTTTACATTATAAAGATGGGAAGGCTAGGTACATTCCAGAAAAATCATCACAGGATGAAAAATATCGGAATGCGAAG